CCCTGCTCTCGCCGCTCCCGATCGAACCGGTGGCTCCCGTTGCCGCTGAGTGAGACGCAGATGGTGGACCTGACGGTCCGCTACCAGCGCCTGACCCGCCGCTACGCCGACGCCGCCGGCCAGGCCGCGGCGCAGGCGTGGGATCGTCTCAACACGTTCGACGCCCCCGACGAGCTGGCCCGCCTGGCCCGCCCGGCGGTCACCACGTTGTCGTCGAGGGCGGCCGCCGCGACCCACGGTTACCTCGGCATCCTGCTCGAAGAGGGGATCACGGTCCCGCCGGTGCTGGCCGCCCCCGACTGGGACTCGGCACTGATCGCCCTCCGCCGGTCCCTGGCTGAGGGCCACGAGTGGGAGCAGGCGCTCGCGTCTGGCCGGCTCCGCTCGGAGGCCGTCGGGTCGAACGCTGTGATCGGCTCCACCCGCCTCTCCTCGGAGATCACCTCACCCCGGGTCGCCGGGTGGCGGCGCATCACGTCGGCCAAGTCGTGCGACTGGTGCCAGACCGTCGCAACCGGCCACTACTACACGGCTGAGTCCGCCCACTTCGGCCACGACCACTGCCACTGCACGGTTGCTCCGATCGTTGGCGAGTCGGACCCCGGCCGGGCCCTGAACAACCAGACCCACCCCGAGCCCAGCGCCGAGCGCTGAGCCCAACCACCAGGAGCAGCGCGATGCCGCCCGAGTCAGACCAGCCCACCCCAGAACCGGCACCAGAGCCGCCAACCCCCGAGCCGCCGGCCCCAGAGGCCGACGAACCACTCGGGGAGCCAGGCAAGCGGGCCCTGGACGCCGAGCGCGCCGCCCACAAGGAAGCGAAGCGCCAGCTCCGCGAGATGGAAACCCAACTCGAGGAAGCCCGGCTGGCCCAGATGTCCGAGCAGGAGAAGGCGGTCGCTGAAGCCCGCAAGGCCGGGGAGCTCGACGCAACGTCGAAGGTCCAGACCCGCCTGTTCGCCGCCGAGACCAAGGTGGCCGCCGCCGGCAAGCTCGCTGACCCGTCCCTTCTCGCTGATCCCGACGTGGCCGTGAAGCTGCTCGGGCTCGCACAGATCCCCGTCACCCCTGACGGCGAAATCGACTCCGAGGCGATCTCGCAGGCGATCGACCAGATGCTCAAGGTGCGCCCGTACCTGGCATCGACCGGCGCGACGCCGCCGCCGCCCACTGGTGCCGCTGATGGCGGCCCTCAGGGTGGCTCCAAGCCCGGTCAGCTCACCCGAGATGACCTGTCATCCATGACTCCCGACCAGATCACCCAGGCCAAGGCCGATGGCCGCCTGAACGGTCTGCTCGGGATCTCGTAACCACCCAAGGAGGGCCACATGGCCATCACCGGTTTCATCCCCGAGGTCTGGGCTGCTCAGCTCCAGTCCTCCCTCAAGAAGTCCCTGGTGTTCGCCGGCCCGGCCGTCGCGAACCGCAACTACGAGGGCGAGATCGCCGGTGAGGGCGACACCGTCCGCATCACGTCGATCTCTCGCCCGACCGTGGCCACCTACACCAAGGACTCCACCACGATCACCCCCGAGACCCTGACCGATGCCCAGCGTTCGCTGCTCATCGACCAGGCGAAGTACTTCGCGTTCGAGGTCGACGACATCGACATGCGCCAGTCGAAGAACGGTGGCGCCCTCATGGACGAGGCCGCCGTCGAGGCCGCCTACGCCTTGGCCGACACCGCCGACCAGTACGTGGCCGCCATGTACACCGGCGTGGCGGCCGACAACGCCATCACGACCACCGCCATCACCACGGCCGCCCTGGCCGTCACCGGCCTGGTGAACCTGAAGGTGAAGCTCGACAACGCCAACGTCCCCACCCAGGGCCGCTACGTCGTGGTCACGCCGTGGTACCACGGCCTGCTCCTCCAGTCGGACACCTTCGTCCGGGTGGACGCCAGCGGCACCGCCGAGGCGCTGCGCAACGGCGTGGTCGGTCGGGCCTTCGGGTTCGACGTGTACGTGTCGAACAACTGCGTGAACGTGACCGGCGACGACTGGATCATCCAGGCCGGCTACCCGGGCGCGATCACCTACGCCGAGCAGATCAACAAGGTGGAGGCCTACCGGCCCGAGTCGGCGTTCTCCGACGCCGTGAAGGGCCTGCACCTCTACGGCGCCAAGCTCGTGCGCCCTACCGGGATCGCGACGCTGACCGCATCGATCACCTGATCCCGCCTGCTGGCCCCGGTGACGCTCTGGCGGCCGGGGCCAGCACACCAACCCCCGTTCTCGTCCCCCGAAAGGACCCCCGTCATGGCTCGTACCGCCGTCACCGTCACCACCCTCTCCGGCTCCTCGGCCACCGCCGAGCCCGCCGGTACCACCGCCGACCCGACCAACGACCACGTGGTCTCGGGTGTTCCGCTCGAAGAGCTGATCATCCGGCTCGCCAATACCAACGGCTCCGACCGTGTGGCCACCATCGTGGCCGGCGACTCGCCGCCCGCCGGCTCCGCCGGCCAGGGCAACCTCGCCATCACCGTGCCGGCCACCACCGGCGTGATGTGGGTCGGCCCGTTCGAGTCGGCGCGCTTCATCCAGTCGGACGGCGCGCTGCACATCGACCTGGCCGCATCGTTCGCCGGGACCGTCACCGCCTACCGGGTTCCCCGCTCGTTCTGATGGCGAAGTTCCAGGGCTCCGGTGGGGCCATCTTCGAGATGGACCCACCGGAGCCGGGCACGCCCGCTCGGGAGCTGTTCGACGCCAAGGTGGCATCGGGCGCGCTCTCGCCGGTGGTCGAGCCCAAGCAGGTGAACAAGCCCGCCCCGGTGGTGGACGATGGACGCTGATGCCGCCCGCACGCTGCTGATGGCCCTGGTGGACGCCGACTGCGATCCGGTCCTGTCGGAGTACGAGATCACCACGCTGATGGATCTCGCCCGCCTGCCCGATCCGTTCGGCAACCTGCCCGCCAACGTCGCCACGGCCTCGGCCTGGGCTGCGTCGACCGGGTATCTGGCCGGGGCGACGGTCACAGCCAGCCCGGCCGCCGGCCGCTGGTGGGTGTGTGTCACGCCCGGCACCAGCGACGACACCCAGCCGGAGTGGCCAGACCTGTCTACCCAGCCCCGGGGATCCGCCTCCGTCACAGACGGATCGGTGGTGTGGCTCGACGCCGGGTCCGAGTGGGCGCCGACGTGGGACCTCAACTACGCGGCGGAGCTCGGCTGGGAGATGAAGGCCGGCCGGGCCGCCGGTCGGTTCGACTTCACCACGGACGGGCAGACGTTCCGCCGTGGCCAGGTCATCACGAACTGCCAGCAGATGGCCGCCCGGTTCCGCCGCAAGCGCGCCAGCAATGCCCCGGTCGAACCACCGTCGCATCGATGAGAGTTCTCGCCGTGGTCCACATGGGCCCGCCGACGCACAACGCCGGCTCCGAGCTGATGCTCCACACCATGCTCCGCCACCTGGTGGATCGTGGCCACGAGTGCCGGGTCCTGGTGACCCGTGGGGCCGATCGGGTGCACCAGGGCGTCACCTACGTGACCTCCGAGGGCGTGAAGCGCCCGGACGGCATGCGGGCCGAGTCCGCTGCGTGGGCCGACGTGGTGGTCACCCATCTGGACCTGACCCGAGACGCGATGCGCCTGGCCAGGGCCGCCGGCAAGCCACTGGTGCACCTGGTGCACAACCACAACCAGCTGTCCTTCCACGGCGTCACGGCGAAGTCGTGCGATCTGGCCGTGATGAACAGCCGGTGGTTGGCCGAGCGCCTGGACTGGCGGGGCCCGCAGATCATCGTGCGCCCGCCGGTGCACCAGGACGACTACCGCACCACCTCCGGCGACCACGTGGCGATGGTGAACCTCACGGCCTCGAAGGGCTGCGAGGTGTTCTACGAGATGGCCCGCCGCCGCCGGTCCGACCGGTTCCTCGGCGTGCTCGGCGCCTACGGCCACCAGCTGGTCCGCCAGATCCCCAACGTGGAGGTCACCGGGCACACCGGCGACATGCGGGACGACGTGTACGCCCGCACCCGGGTGCTGCTCATGCCGTCCGACTACGAGTCGTGGGGCCGGGTCGGCGTGGAAGCCATGGCGTCGGGGATCCCGGTGATCGCCCACCCGACCGACGGCCTGCGCGAGTCGCTCGGCACGGCCGGGATCTTCTGTGACCGGGATGACCTCGACGCCTGGGAGCGGGCGCTGGCCGATCTGGACGACCCCGACCGCTACGCCCTGGCCTCGGCCGCCGCTCTGGCCCGGGCCGCAGAGGTCGACGAGTTGACCCGCACCGATCTGGCCGGCTGGGAGTCGGCCCTTCACCGCCTGGTCGCCTGATGCCAACGTCATCCCTGGACGTGTGGCCCCGCCTACTCCACCTGTGCTGGCAGGTGAACCCGCGCCGGATCCTCGACGTGGGCCCCGGCCACGGCAAGGCGGGGATCCTGCTCCGCGAGTACATCGGCACGGTGGCCCGTGGGACCGGCCCGATCGAACGGGTCGATGCGATCGAGGCTGAGCCCCGCTACCCGGCTGCGTTCCCGTGGCTACGGGCCGTCTACGACGACCTGCACCACGGCGACATCGTGGCGCAGGGCAAGGCGATGCTCAGCTTCTACGACCTGGTGCTGTTCGCTGATTCGCTCGAGCACATCGACAAGGCGGACGCCCTGGCACTGCTCGACCGGATCCCCGGGCGGGTGGTGCTGTCCACGCCGGTGGAGTTCTTCCAGAACCTCGAGGCCGACGAGTGGCCGACCGAGGCGCACAGGTCGCACTGGCACGCCCGCGACTTCCCAGGCCGGGTGGAGCACGTCGAAGAACTGCACGGTGCGCTGCTGGTGCGCCTGGCCCCGAGGGAGGTGGCGTGATGTTGACGACTGACGAGCTCGACGGCATGCGCACCACGTCCGCGTTGGCGCTGCCCGCCACCTGCGCGGTGACCCGCCCGTCGGGTGACCACACCTTGGACACGGCCACGGGCCTGCTGGAGGATCCGGCGCCGCTGGCGGTGTGGTCGGGTGCGTGCCGGGTGCGGTCGCTGAACACGCAGGGCCGGGACGGCGAGGTCGGGGCCCTGCACGAGACCATGGGCCGCTACGTGGTGACCTTGCCGCACGACGCCGACGGGATCGAGGTCGACGACTTCCTGGCCGTGGTGACGGGCACGGACGACGAGCTGGTGGGTCGCCCGTTGCGGGTGGTCGACGTGGGCTGGTCGGAGTGGCGGATCGATCGCCGGCTGGTGGTCGAGGATCTACAGCAGCCGCGAGTGGTGGCGTGATGGCGGTCGAGTTCGACCTGTCGGAGGTCGGCGGGATCGCCCAACTGATCCTCCTGTCTCCGAAACAGGCCAACCAGGCCGCCGGGGATGCCGGGGTGAAGATCGGTGCAGAGGTGAAGCGCCGGGCCCAGCAGGCCGCCCCGAAGGACCGGCCCTGGCTGGCTCGTTCGGGCGTCCGGGTGCGGACCTGGCGGTTCGCTGACGGGTCGCATACCGACGTGTACACGACGGCCGACGACGAGGGCCGTCCGGTGGGGTTCTTCGTGGAGTACGGGACGGCCGACACACCGCCGAATCCGTTTCTGTCGTCGCAGATGGCGTGGGCCGCGGACGCCTACCACGAGCTGGTGATGGCGAACCTCGAACCGTTGGAGGGTAAGGCGTGAAGGTGAAGCTCGGTCACGAAGAGATGCAGCACGTGTGGCGCACCGACCCGGCCAAGGCGGAGGCGATGGTCAAGTGGATCAACGCCGCCGGGTGGGATGCCACCACCGTGCGCTCGATGACGTTCAGCCCGGGTGGCGTGCTCGTGGAGCACCTGTGCCGGGCGTGTGACGGCTGCGCCGGCCAGATCCACGTCGACCCGCTGGACCCGACCGAGGTGCACACCTACACGGTGGTGCGTCCGACCCCCGCCGCACCGCCCCCGTGGATGCCCAGCGCGGTGGCGGCGTGACCCTCGCTGACCCTCGCACCCACGACGACGCCCTGGTGGCCGCCCTGGTGGCCGCTGACCTCGTGGTGGGCGACGGCGGCGACCCGACGGACCCGTTCGGCTGGCAGGGCGCGCCCGGCTCGTCGCAGTTCCAGCCCTACGTGATCGCCTACCCGCTGACCCAGACGTTCGACGGTGGCCTCGGCTGCTCCGACTCCGACTCGGACCTCTCCTGGCAGGTGACCTGCGTCGGCTCCACCCGCGAGCAGTGCGACTGGGTGCGCCACGAGGTGAACACCGCGCTGATCGGCCAGGCGCTCACCGTGTCGGGCCGCTCGGTCGCCCGGGTCCGGGCCGATGGCGGCGCCGGCACCCGCCGCGACGACACCACCCAGCCGCCCCTGTTCATCGCCACGCCGCGCTACGCGGCCCTGTCTGTAGGAGCTTGACCGTGCCCCGAGTGAAGATGCACCACCCCGACGTCGGGGAGATGGAGTGCTCCGAGACCGCCGTGGCGATCCACCAGCGGACCGGCTGGATCCCAGCCGAAGGGGTGCGCTCCATGCGCGTCCCTGCCGCCGACGGCTCGACGCTCACCACGGGAACCGTGTTCCCACCCGAGACCTTCGACGACGAGCCGGACTCGCCCGTCGATGACGCCGACGCGCCCGAGGCCGAGGCAGACACCACCAACCGCGCCCGCAAGGGCACCACCCCCAAGGAGGCCTGACCATGGCCACGAAGTACCCATTCGAAGAGCACACCCGCGTGACCTGGGCCCCCACCGTCACCCACCTGGCGCAGCCGAACACCGTCGAGCTGAACGCCGGCACGCTCCTGACGTGCCACCTCACCAAGGACGGCCTGAACCCGGGCGGTTCCACCAACGGCATCGACTCGGGGGCCCTGTGCTCGCGCATCGACGGCCAGGTGGCCGGCTCGGTGAGCTTCAGCGCCACCCTCAAGTTCTTCCGCTACGAGCAGGGCGACGACGACGCCTGGGACCTCGTGAACTGGGGTGACGCCGGCTACCTCGTGATCCGCCGGGGTCTCGCCTACGACACCATCTGGGGTGTCGGCCAGGCCGTCGAGGTCTACAAGGCCCAGTTCGGTGAGCCGGTCGTCGCCAGCTCCGCCGCGAACACGCTCACCACCTTCGAGGTGTCGCTGTTCGTGGAGGACGCTGAGCAGAAGGCCACCGTCGGTGCCAGTTCCTGATCTGGACGCCTTCCTCGACGGGTACGAGTTGCCCGTCGAGGAGGTGCCGATCTGCGGCAGGGCCGGCCTGGTGGCCGACCACGCCAGAGCGGAAGCTGCGGTCCTCGCCGCCCGGGCCGATGCCGGTCTGGGCGGCGAGACGCAGGAGCTGCTCGACAACCTCGCCGCCATCGAAGCGGAGATCGAGGCGTCGGTGATCGTGTTCCGGGTCACTGCCGTGTCGCAGCGCCGGTGGGCGGATCTGCTCGCCGCTCACCCGCCGACGAGCGATGGCCGCAAGAAGGGCATGCGCTACAACCCCGAGTCGTTCGACCCCGCCGCCCTGGTGGCGTGCGCGGTGGAGCCAGCGGTCACGTCGGAGCAGGCCGCTCGCCTGCGGGACACCCTGCCGACGGTGGAGTGGGCGCGGCTGATGCTGGCGGTGCTCACCGTGAACCAGGAGGCGACGGCGCCCCCAAAATCGTTACTGCTCTCCGCTCTTCACCTCACGAGCGAGACCTCCTCGACTACGCCGCCCAGCGGGGACTTCCTCGATCAGGGTTCCTTGGGCGCCAGCGGCGAGCAGTAACGGACCACATCTACGACGACGCCGGCCGCATGGTGCAGTCGGTGACGACGTTCGACGCCGAGTGGACCGACGACGACATCGCCTCGGCACTCGGCTGGCAGGACTACCAGCGGAGTCTGTGCACCGGGTGCAAGCACCCGAAGGATGAGACGTTCCAGAAGGACAAGGCGAACGCGTACGACGCGGAGCCGGTGGCCTGCCACGCCTGCCAGGCCCGTGATCGGGCGGTGAAGGCGTTCCGCCACGACAAGGGCGACGAGGACGGCGTGTTCTGGGTCGTCCGCGACCGGGAGGAGGGATGAAGCCATGAGCGACAAGGTGGCGCTGGTCCGGCTCCGGGCCAACAACTCCCAGTACGACCGGGCGATGCGGGACTCCGCGAAGCTCACCGGGGATCTGCAGCGCGGGCTCGGCCGGTTCGACTCGTCGAAGCTCGACGAGCTCGGGTCGAAGCTGACCCGCAACGTGACCCTCCCGCTGGCGGCGCTCGGTGGGTTCGCGGTGAAGGCCGCAGGCACCTTCGATTCGGTGTTCACCAAGATGCAGACCTTGGCCGGGGTCACCGCCGGTGAGGTCGACGGGCTGAAGGAGTCGATCTTCGCCCTGTCCGGCGAGACCGGCCGGGCCCCGACCGAGCTGGCTGAGGCGATGTACTTCCTGCGGTCGTCGGGCCTCGACGCGGCCGAGTCGATGGAGGCCCTGGAGGCCTCCGCCAAGGCATCCGCCGCGGGGCTCGGTTCCACTGCCGTGGTGGCCGACGCGGTGTCGTCCGCGATGAACGCCTACGCCGCGGCCGGACTGACCGCGGCAGAGGCCACGGACGTGCTGATCGCCACCGCACGCGCCGGCAAGGCCGAGCCGGAGCAACTGGCCGCATCCCTTGGCCGGGTCCTGCCGTTGGCGTCTGAACTCGGCGTGACGTTCCAAGATGTGGGCGGCTCGATCGCTGCCCTGTCGCTGTCGGGCAACGACGCAGCGCAGGCCAGCACGCTCCTAACGAACGTGCTTTCCAAGATCCTGAAGCCGTCGAAGCAAGGCGCCGACGCCCTCGCCGACGTTGGCCTTTCGGCCGAGAAGTTGCGCGGGATGATCGCCGACAAGGGCCTGTTGGGCACCTTGCAGGAACTGCGCGAGAAGCTGGGCACGTCGGGGTTCGTCAAGCTGTTCGAGGACGCCCAGGCCGTCCAGGGTGTGCTTGCTCTGACCGGGCAGAACGCCGACCAGGTGGCCAAGGCGTTCGACGAGGTGAACAACTCGGCGGGTGGCACGGAATCGGCGTTCGCTACGTGGGCCGATTCGATGGGCGCGAAGAACTCTAAGGCGTTCGCCGATCTGCAGGTGGCGCTGATCGAGTTCGGCGAGAAGCTGGCGCCGCTCGCCGCCGACCTGTTGACGTTCGCTGCGAGTGTGGCGACGGCGTTCAGCAACCTGCCGGAGCCGATGCAAAAGGGCATCCTGGCGATTACCGGGCTGACCGTGGCCATGGGTCCGTTCCTGAAGATGGGCGCGGCCGGCATCGATGTGGCGCAGGGTCTGGCGAAGGCGTGGAACTCGAAGGCGTTGGAGTCGTTCCGGCTTGGGCTGATGGGTGTCTCCGAGGCCGGCGGCGGTGCCACCAACAAGATGGGCGCCTTCGTGAGCGCGGTCGCTGGTTCGCCGGCCGCCCTGGGTGCGGCTGCGGGTGCGGTGGCGATGCTCACCGCGGTGCTGTCGATCAACTCGCAGATGGCGGCCACGGCCAAGAAGAACGTGGACCTGTTGCTCTCCGGTGGCCAGTCCGCTGATGCTCAACTGAGGGAGACGCTCGCTGCGACCATGGCGGGTGTTGCGGGTGGATTCGACCTGGGCACGAGTGGCGGTGCGTTCCGGGAGTGGCTCAAGGAAACCGGCACTTCAGCGACCGAGCTCTACAAGATCCTGACCGGGGGCCAGAAGGAGTTCGACCAACTCGTCTCCGACATGCGGGACGACGGCGACATCTTCGCCGCCAACGCCCTCGACAACATGCGGACCGCATTCGGGACTGCCACCACAAAGGCGGCCGAGCACGCGCAGGCCCAGAAGGACCTCGGGATCGAGGCCGACGCCACGGCCGGCGCCATCGATGGTCTGGCCACGGAGCAGGACTTCGCCAGCGAGTCGGCCGACCGGATGGCTCAGGCTGAGAGTGACGTGACCTCCGCGCTCGACTCGCAGCGCTCGGCCGCCGACGCCGTGGCCTCCGCTCAGGCCAGCGCCGCTCAGGCCCGCAAGGGCGTGGTCGACGCCGAGCGTGCCGTGGGCGATGCCCGCAAGGGTGTGGAGCAGGCGACCCGTGGGGTCACCGACGCCGAGCGGGGCCTGGCTGATGCCCAGCGCTCCGCCGCTGATGCCTCCGCCGAGCTGGCCTCCGCCCTACACGACCAGCAGTGGGGCTCGGAGGCCTTGGAGGACGCCAACCTCGGCGTGGTCGACGCCGAGAAGGCGCTGGCCGCCGCCCAGCGCGAGTCGAAGGACGCCCAGGATGCGCTGAACGACGCCCGGGCCACCGCCGCCGAGCGGCTGCGTGACCTGGAAGAGGCGGTCGGGGACTCGGCCATGGACGAGGAGGGCGCACGGATCGCCCTCGCTCGGGCCCAGGAGCGCAAGGCGGGGCTGGGCGCGGATGGCGAAGAGGTGTCGGGCCTGGACCGCCGGGAGGCTGCCCTGGCCGTGGCCGAGGCGCAGGACCGGCTGCAGGACGTGCTGGAACGCAACGCCGAGATGGAGGCCGAGCTGGCCGAGGCCCGCGAGAAGGGCGTCGAGGGCTCCGAGGAGTACCTGGCTGCCCAGGAGCGGATCACCGAGGCGGCCGAGGGCGAGAAGCAAGCCAAGGACGATCTGACCACCGCACAGGAGCGGGTGGCCGAGGTCCACGAGGAGATGGCGCTCCGGGTCGAGGAGGCCCAGCGCAAGGTCGAAGAGGCGAACCTGCGAGTGCAGGACGCCGCCCTGCGGGTGCGTGACGCCGTGGACCAGGTGGGCGAGGCGCAGCAGCGGGTGACCGACGCCACCGGTGCTGTGGTCGAAGCCCGGGGCAAGGTCGAAGAGGCCGAGCGCGGCGTCATGGAAGCGATGGTCGAAGAGGCCCTCGCTGCGTTCATCCTCGAGGAGCAGCTGAAGCGCAACGACGAGGCACTGCGGACCCAGATCGAACGCTACGACGCGCTGGCCGCCACCTTGGAGCCCGGCTCGGCGCTGCGGACCCGGATTGAGGAACTGCGGGACGAGCTGATCGCCCTGGAAGGCCAGTACAACGTGACGGTCGCGGTGGCCGTGCAGTCTGGGCTGGCCGAGGCCGGCGACGCCGTGGCGCAGGGGATCCTCGATGCCCTCGATGCGACCCGTCGCGCTGGCGGCGGCGACGTGCAGGCCGGAGGGTCCTACCTCGTCGGTGACCGCACCGGCATGGCCAACGCCGAGGTGTTCACGCCCGGCCACACCGGCCGGCTCACGCCGCTGCGCGAGTACCAGCACATGACCGCGTCGTCCGACGTGCGCCCGGTCACCCCGATGCCCTCCGTCGGCGGGGGCAGGGTCGAGAAGGGAGCGGGCAAGGTGGATGTCCACGCAAACCAGCACGCCACCCCGGAGTACATCGGTGAAGCCGCCGGCCAGATGGTGGCGGCCAAGTTGCTCGTGATGGCGGCGCACTGATGCCCGCCGGTGACCTGATCGAGGCCGACACCTCCGGCATGCCGTACCTGGCCGAGCTCGAGGGGTACCTGCTCGGTGACCGGAACCCGTGGAAGCTGACCGAGTTCGCCGGGCTGGGGAGCGTGGCCAACGATGGCGACAAGGTGCCGCGGTCGTTCACCCCGGGGCTGGCCTCGGGGCTGCACGTGGCCCAGGCGGGCGGGATCGTGTTCTCGGCGTTGTCGCTGGGGTGCACCGACGCAGCCGGGATGGAGGAGGCGATCTTCGACGTGGAGACCGCCTGGGCGATCGCCACCGCCACTGGTGACCCGTTGGAGCTCCACCTGCTGGTGCCGTTCCGTGGGCACGTGTCGGTGCTGGGTTGGCCGGAGCAGGCCGAGGTGACCCGGATCCTTCCGGCGAACGGGCAGGCGTCGGTGGTGTGCACGTTCCAGAGGGTCGACGTGACGGTGACGCCGTACGTGGGTGGGGGTTCCTGATGGCTCTGACGCTGGCGTTCTACCGGGTCGGCATCGAGGAGCTGACCCCGGATACGTGGGCGACGCGTGCCGCCGACGAGGTGCTGTTGATCGAGCACGGCACGGGCTGGTCGTTCGACCAGGCGCACGTGTCGCTCACGTCGCTGATCCTCGGCACCACCGAGCTGGACATCACCGGCTACGCGCGGAAGCCGGTGGTGCCATCCGCGCCGACCTTCTCGTCTGGCCGCTGGTCGTTGCCTGCGGCGGCGATCACGTGGTCGTCGCTCGGCACGTCTGAGGACATCGCTGCGGTCGTCGGGTTCCGGGCTGGTGTCGATGATGCGGCGTCGGCGCCGTTGTGGGCGCTGTACGACGACGGCGGCGCTGCGATCGCGACGCTCGACGGCTCCGACCTGGTGCTCACCCTCGACCTCGGCGTCACGTCGTGACTGTCACCATCACCGCGCCCGCGGCGAACGTCGTCCTCGACGGCACGGTCACGCTCACGACGACGGCGGTCGAGGGCGACGACTGGCAGGTGTGGGTGACCGAGGTGGGTGGCCCGCGGGTGGCGGACATCACCGCCGCGGTGGTGGGGGCGTCGTGGTCGGAGCGGCTGGAGTCGATGCCGTCGTCGTCGGCGTCGCTGAAGGTGGAGCGTTACGCCCTGCTCGACGCCGAGGACCCCGATTCGTGGGTGGTGGCCGAGCTGTTGCGCGTCGAGCGCGAGGTGCAGATCGTGCACCAGGGGCGGGTCGTGTTCTGGGGGCCGGTGATCTCCCTGTCGCGCACGATCGGAGGGGCGACGGTCGATGTGTCGTGCGCCGGTGCGGAGTGGTGGTTCGGGGTGCGGCTGATCGCAGACGTGAACGAGGACGTGTTCGGCGTCGACCAGATCCGGCCGCCGGCGGTGTTCGACCCGGCCCGCGACGTGGTGACCGACCCGTTCGAGTGGGGCACTGTCGTGTGGTTCGACCGTTCGGACTGGCGGTTCACCGCGGACGTGTGGGTCGACTCGTCGGTGCCGGACGACACGGTGATCTTGCGGGCCGAGGTGCCGAGCGAGTTCACGCCGACCGTCGCCGGGATGGTGCGCGCCGGGTCCTTGACCCGCGACGCGTGGACGACCGCGGTGGTGCGGCTCTCGTCGGACACGGGCGGCAACCCGGGCCGTCCGATCACGCTCACGGTGGCGGGCGTGGGGGCGGGGACCGGTGACGTGCTGTGCCGGGAGGTCACCGCGCAGGTGTCGCCCTTGTCGGTGGGGCTCGGCGAGATGGCCGAGGACGAGGCGGAGTTCTTCCCGACTCAGGCCGCGTGGCTCGAGGTGGTCGCCAC